CAAATAACAGTCTTTCTATAAATTGGTTTTCCATCAATCCACTTACCTACAACAATCTCTTCTGTACTATATGTTGTGTAAGTATCTGATAATGGCATATCTGGGACATAATAAGTAGTTCCGTTGTTCTTTTCTTCTTCTGAAAGTGCTTGATATTCTGCATATGTTAATGTTTTTTCTTTATCATCTACATACTCTTTATTAACAGCATCATCATCACTTATAGGATTATTTTTAATCTTATGCATTCTCTCACCTCAATTCCAAAAGAGTGCTATAAGCACCCTTTATTACTCTAATCCCAATATGAATACTTTATATGTTTCTCCTGTAGCTGGTGCAACCGAGAATGTTACAGTAATGCTGTTTGCTTCATTAGCTGTTGTTGGAACATCATCAGCATAAACTGTATTTCCAGCACTATCTTTAATTAATAAGATATAAGCATTTACATCAGTTAAATTAAGGTTGTGAGCCACATTAAATGCTGTTGTAACATCATCACCAGTGATTGAACCTTTAACTACATTAATGCTACTTGTTGCAGTATCAATGTCCTTTACAAATGTAATATTACTTGAATTTACTGTTAACACTCCATCTGATACTATTGTCCATCTTGTATCACCGTTTGCAGTACCTTCCATTACATTTACGAAAGTATTATTAAGTATTGTTTTACCTTCTGCAAAATCTTCTCTTCTTGTAAGTTTATCTCCTGTAGCATCTACTATATAGATACCATTTTGAGTTTTATCACTTTGATCTTTTACTAAGATAGCATCATTTTCAGCTAATGTTACACCATCAAGTATTGTAAGTTGGCTGTCTAGTGTTAATACTCCTGTTGCATAAGTTCCTGGCAATTCTGCTGTTGTAGCAACTCTTACTGGTTCTTTATTATACCTGTTTACTAAATCTTTAACTTGTCCTAAGTTTACTGCTTCTAAATTAGTTTTTGCTTGTGGTACTTCTACTGTACCTCCAAAAATATGTTTTCCTGCCATGTCTGCATCTTCCTTTCTATTTCTTTATTATTATTTTCCCTGATATTGGTGTATTGAATTTTACCACTAGAAGGTTATCTGTACTATTATCAACATCAATATTACCATAAACAATATTATTATCAGAATCTATTATATTTATAAATAATTGATGCCATGCTGTATTTAGGTTATGTTGTATATTCCATGTAGAGCTTGCTGTTGTTACTTCAATTTCTTTAGTTTCTGTTCCAGATAATTCAGATAAATCTATTTCTTTAGTAGATCCATCAGCTAGATGAACTTTTAATATTTTATCTGCTTCTATCCAGTCAATGTTTATTACTCCGCTAGATACTTTTACAGAAAATTTTGTTCCATCTCTACAAGTGAAATTAATAGTATCGCCTGCAGAAGAAATATTACTTATTCCACTAGATAATTTCTTTGCATAACTTCTAGTAAGCACATCCATCTGATATTTTTGTTTTTGAAGCATTTCATCACCTCGCTTTTACTGCTGTATTAATGTTTTATTTTGTTTATCCCACATATAAACATCCCCTGTATCCATGCAGTATAATTTATCTCCATTTTTTAATTGTGAGTTTACATTATCATCATTAGTTACAGTTTTTCCATCTTTTGCAATAATATCTGTACTTAAGCAATTTCTTAATATAGTGTTTTCATCTAAAGTTATCACGCAATCACTTCCTTTCCTATAGGAAAAAATTATTTAATTATATCAAAATAACATCTACAACATGGATGTCTTGGCAAACTTGGTTGTTTTCCAAACTCATAAATTTTACCATCATACTCTCTGCAATCATCACAAGCTTTATTATCTAAAACTGCATTATACTTTAACTTCTTAACGTCAGTTTCTTTACAAAATCTTTCAAAAGCACCTATATGACATCTTGATACTTCTGTTTCTACAAGCCTTTTAGCATTATAGCTAGATGTATTGTATGTATTTTTAATCTCCTTCTCAATTTGATTGACATTTATCTTTCCTTGTAGGAAGTCTTGACATTGTTTAAGTAATTTCTTTGCAACTTCCTGTTCATTATCCCAAATTCTAGAACTAAAATGTTTGCCTTTAAAGTTTTGATTAATTATTTTCTCAACATCTTTAATATTATTATTATAAGAATAAAAATTAAAAGTACTTTTTACAGTACTTTTTAATATATCCGTTGTATTACCCTTTATTTGCTTTATATCACCCTCTGTGAGCGTTTTTATTAACTTATACAATAAAATATATTCCTTATCGTATTCGCTCTTAGAAAGACTCATAACGTCATTTACGATAGTGTAGCTTAAAAGTATTAATGCAATAGCCTTAAGTAATTCATCTCTAGACTCTCTTTTTTGCCTATAGGTAGAATTTAATTCTTCATCTGCATTATCATAAAGGCTTTCAACAAAATCTTGTACTTCTTTATCCTTCATTTACTGCACCTTCTTCACCTATAGGTGGAATATTATCTAAATCCATTTTAGGCTGACTTTCTTCTATTTCTTTTTTTACTTTTTCTCTTTCAACTATAGGATTTTCAATTCTAGGTAACCAACTGCACATAGTTTCTTTGCTTACAATTCCACTTGCAGCCAATTTGCTTAGCATATCCGCTATTCCTGTTTCATCAACTGGAACGTTAGGTGTAAATTGTATTTTAATAGTATTTACATCATAATTTTTACTTTCAGTAAGATATAAATACTTAAATAAACAATAAAGCCTTGTATAGATAATATTTTGCATTGCTTTTTCATTCATACTACATTTAGCTTCTAAGCATTGTAATTTACTGCGAAGGGCTATCCCACTTAGATTGCTACTCATTTTTTCGTTGTTATCTATGTGGCTTGTAAGAGTATAAATTAAATTTAACAGATCATCACGAGTATTCTTAATAAAAGTATCATTAACATTCTTTATTAGCCACTCTGCATCTTGACTTGTTTTATCTCCAAATAAAAGAATGCAATTATTTCTTATCACAGGCTCTTTTTTCTTTACCTTGCCTGTAGCTTCATCAATAACTGAATTTCCTTCACTATCAACCTCATCCTCTGCTTCAACACCATATATTTTCATGATTGCATTTCTAAAATCTGATATCTCACATACAACATCACTTAAATTTGTTTCAAGAGCATCTTGTATTTTCTTAATAGTTGCATATATGGTTTTATCACCTTCCTCGTAGCCTCTATCAATGTTATAAACCTTGCCACCTATAGCACCAAAACCAACTGGAACTATACCAAAATAATGTTCTGTCTTAGATAACTCTTTCCATGTTTCATCAAAATGATAAATACACTTATCTGTATAAACATCAATATAAGTCTTTTCAGGCTCCAATTGTTTGTGGAACATATGTAAGAAATACCTAGGAACATCATTCTCTAAATACATATATCCCTCTAGAGGACTTACAATTTTGTTTTTAAATCTAAATTTCTTAGAAGAATATTCTTCAAGATAACTTATCTCAAAAACCATACCGTATTTAATTAATTCAATCCCTAAATTAATATCATGATCAGTTTTATTGTTTTTAAAATGATAATTTATATCCTTTATAACCTGTTCGTTCTCTTCTATATTTGTATATGTTACATCATTTCCAAAACTATATTGTGCTTCTTCATCTACCAGCTTTTGAATAAAATTAGTATTCACCTTTAAATTACTTCTACCTTCTTTAGGAACAAAATTAGCTAAACTATCAGTATTACCATAATAATACCTATTAATATCCTCATAGTGGCTTAATTTAGTTAAATAGTCCATATAGCATCTTTTTATCAACTGTATTTCTTCTTTACTTAGCATTTTTTCACCTTCTTTCTTACCTATAGATTATTGAAAATCCTGCTTTTTTATTTTGAATATTATATGTAACTCCATATCTTAAAGAATCTAAACTATGATTATATTTATCTATAGGAGTATTTATATAATTTCCATCTTTGTCTTTCTTCCAAGTATAATTTTTTAATTCTTCCTGTATGCAAGTACAAGAAGGATGTACAATGATTTCATACTGTTGCAATAGATTAATACCATTAATGATACTATCTCTACCCTTTACGGAGGCAACGGCTCTGGATAATCCATTTCTTTTAAGTTCGTCAATGCTTTTAGGCTCTGCTGCATCACATACTATAACCTCTTTCCTATAGCCTAAATTAATAATCTTTTCTGCAATTTCATCATTAAGGAGTCCTTTCTCTTGAAATTCATCAAATACCCAAATTTTTTTATTAACTTCGTCCAGCAACTCGGCTCCGAAAGCAGTCGGGTCGTTGGTGTACCCAAAATCCAAATTAAAAATAGCCTGTACAGTTGAATTTTCTCTTAATATTTTCCTATAATCAAAATCTTCAACTTTCCAATTTGTGTATATTAATTTACCTAAAGTTGCAAACTCACCTTCAGCATAAATTCTAAAATACACGGGATTAGTTTTTTTCATAGCCATTAAATTATCAATATAATCCTGTGGCAAGAACTTATTATGCCTATAAGTAGTATGTAGAACCATGGTATTAGTAATATCATATGTAGGTGAATTCTCATCAAACCATCTCTTATATACCCAGCTTCCTTTATCTATAGGATTGAAACTGCAAAATACTTGGTTATATGGTTTCTTAGAACGTAATCTTAATGTTAATTGGTCAAAATCAAAATCATTGATTTCTGTACATTCTTCAACCCATATATCATCAATTCCAGCTATAGATTTAATACGTTCAGGCAACTAAGGGTCGTCTAAACCTTTAAATAAAAATATACTTCCATTTGGTAATTCTATAGTTAAATCTGTTTTATTTATCTTGCATTGTTCGTATAAATGCCATTGACTTATAACACTTTTGAACAAAGCAAAACAAGAATCTTTTAAAGTAGCTTGAACTTTTCTTATTACAAGACATTTTCTGTTAGAATATTTTAAATATTTGTATAACAGCTTTTGAGTTACAAATACTGATTTTCCACTCCCAGCGCCACCGTAATATATTTCAAAACGCTTATCATAAGCCTGTAGATAAGGTAAATAAACATCATTAAATATTTTCTTAGATATTTTTATTGAAGCACTAGACAACCTTAACCACCTCCTTTCAGCAATAAAAAAAGCCTTTATCAGGCTCAATTTAATAATTTCTTTATTACGCTTTTATTGTCTTTAATAAATTCAAATATAGCCAATAGAATATTTACCGTAAAATCATCAATACCTTCCCATCCACTAAAACTAAAATTCAAAAATTCGATTTTTAAATTATATTCGTCGATTATATCTATCATTTCTTTAATGTTTATATCGTAAACACTAAATTCACTCTTAAATGTAACAACATCATTTTCCTTTAAATGTTTTTTCGACTTATCAAAATCATAAAATATAATATTGAAATCTTCAAAACCTTTATCATCTTCTATCTTATTGTTTAACTAATTTATAGAAAGTAGTTTTTTAAGCTCTAGCAATCTCATTGCCTCCCCCGTCTGCTATAGGATTTATATGATGAAATTCTATTTCTTTAATATTTTTAACAACTCCACATTTAGCACATTTACAAATTCTATTCTTTCTTCTAAAAGAAGCTCTTTTATTATTAAACTCTCTTCTTGTATCGTTCATCATTTAATACCTCCTTCAAACTCTTTTATAAGCTTGTAGAAAGTATTCCTTTTGAGATTAAGTATTTCCATGGCTTTAGTGCCTGTTATTTCTCTATTTTTCCATTGCCTATAGGTATCTTCCCAACCTTCTGGGAAACCTATTTTCTTTCTACCTTTGTATTTACCTTCTTTTTTAGCAATGGCAATTCCTTCTCTTTGCCTTTCTAATAAACTAGCCCTTTCAAACTCATTAATAGCCCCTATCATAGTAAGCATTAATTTGCCTGTAGGTGTTGATGTATCTAAATTTTCCTTTATAGATACCAAATGTATTTTCTTATCTTGAAGCGTTTCTGCAATATTAAGTAAATCTGTTACACTTCTGCTAAGTCTTGAAAAATCCCATACATATATGGTGTCTCCTTCTCTGGCATAGTCAATCATAGTCTTTAATTGTGGTCTATCTGTATTTTTACCACTTACCTTTTCGATAAACCACTTATCAATATCATATTTCTTAAGCCCTTCTAATTGTCTTTCCTCATTTTGTTCAACTGTACTTACTCTTACATAAGCAATCCTCATTGTAAACACTCCTTTTTATACAAAAAAATATTTATAGCAATCAGTAAGCTCTCAACCACTTCCAAAATAGAAAGTACCCTATCTGCTAATTATTACTATACATTTATCATATAATAATGTTTGTTTAAAGTCAAGGATTTTATAAAACATTTGTTTATTAATTAATAATTGTATATTAAACAAATATTTATTTATTATGTGTGTTGTGTTTACAATGAGTATACTTTAAATAAACTACTACTAATCTTCTAATTCTACTTTAATTTCTTTATTAGTCTGAACTACTTCTTGCTTATCGACCCAGCCATAATTGTTCTTAAGGGCGAATATAACGCCTATAGGTGTAGAGGTACCATTTATCAACTTATCGTCCAAACAACTCTCTACGAAGCGCTTAGCGTCCTTTATCGTGCTACTAAACTCGACCCTAACATTATATTCAAAAGTACAAAGATTTTTATCCCTGCAAGCTTCTTCATATCTTAGTAAAGTAGTTCTACTCATACCTAACCAATAAGCAAGGCCTGACATAGTAGGTTTCTTTCCTTCTTTATTACATTCATTAAAGTATTTAGTTATATCTTTTTGCATTTCTTCCGGACTTTCATATTTAGGTGGTCTTCCTCTATATTTCATTTAATCACTTCCTTATTTTGAATAATAAAAAAAGAGTTAACTAAGAAACAAATATGTCTCTCAACTAACTCTTTCAACAATATCATTATATAACAGAATAAAGCTTTAAAATCGTCAATATTTAATTGTTTTTTAAGATTATCTTCATTGCGCTCTGATTAGCTTTTAATTACTGCCTATATCTAAATCAAATAATCAATAGCTTTATCAATAATATCTCTTCTGAATCTAATGCAAGTATCAACTGATACATTCATATTGAGTGATATTTCTTTCCAACTTAATTTTGGATTATTAAAGTATCTGTATTTAACTAACTGCTTATAATCTTCAATTAATGTATCTATGAAAGTATCAATTATATTTTTCCTATAGATAAGATCATTCTTTTCTTTTTCTAATTTAGTAATTTTTTCTTCTCTTCTTATTACTTCGTCCTCTACTTCTGAACTAAAAGCATTAGTTTTTGATAGTTTTTCTTTTGAATAATCTATACTGCTCAATGTCGAATTGTTTTCAATCTGCTTAATTTTTAACTCTATCGTCTTGATTTTTGGTTCCAAATATTTGTAATCATAAAGAATTTTCTCAACTTGTTTGAAAAAATCTTTCTTTTTGTTTTCCATCTATTTCCTCCTATTTACCAGTACATTTCCATTTATTAGCCTATACCACGTAAATTACACAGTTTTATATAGCATTTTGTGTGGTATTTTTGATTGGCCTATAACCATTGATATTACTCATTGAACATCTAATTACTAAATGTCAACACCACAGTTTTAAAAATTTTTATGTAGCACTCTCAAACCGTTGGTATTACTAGCTTTACATCTTAAAAATTACTAAATGCTACATAAAATCGCTAAAATAATATGATAGGGGGTACTCGTGGGATTAATATAGGCTTGTCTCTATATTATATATATATATATATATTATATAAATTTTATGTAGTATATATATATAAAGACCCCCTCAGCCCGCACTATCACTGGGATTGACCGTGCTACAAGAAATTTTTGGTAATTGTAAAAGTCGAATGGTGTAGACGGTTCTAAGCTAGTAATACCAATGCCTACAGGATTTATTGAATACCACACTTTATGCTACACAACGACAAAAAAATCTGTGGTTTGAGCTTTATGGAAATATTTAGGTAATAAATTTATAAATTATTTAGAATTGTTTTATTTTATTTAAGTTTTGTAAATTGTTAATTTTAAGGTTATTTAGTGCCTATAGGCTAGTATATAAATCCTTAATGTCATGTAAAATGCAATTTTCTTTTTTAACTTTGTTATGATGGGCTAATAACTTCATACAGGCACTTAAATAATTATCAGCACCGAATATTATTAATTTATCTGTTTTATTGTTCTTAAACTCATACATATCTGTTTTACCCTCCTATCGTCCTCTTACAGACGTTTTAATATCTAAGCCATATAATTTATCGTCTAACATCAAACACGCCTTATAATCGATGTTAGAAGTATTGTACGGTATTTCGCTTTACAAATTCTTATCATTGCGAACTAAAGTGAACTATCTACAAGCAATAAAACGTATCTGTTGTCACCATATCTTATACTTAATTTATTATTCAAATCTATTTCTTTTTTTAAACTGGCCTATCTTTTCTTCTTCATCAATTTCTGCAACTTCTTCTATATAAGCTTCCAGTTCAACATCCATTGTAAATTTTTCTCTTTCTGATACTCCTATTAATGCATAATGCTCATAATCACTAAAATCATAAAATTTCATTTAATATAATCCTCCAATATGCTTTATTTGCCCCTCACACCTTATCTAAGACGTTCACCGGTTTCAATCGATAAATTTATCGTTGCAAATTTAAAACGCCTGTATGAAGGTAATATAGGGGTAGAAAATAGGCTTTTATAACTGTAATGTTATATTGTCCTATTCTCTATTTAGTTTTAATTATTCCTCCGATTTACACCTTATCTCACCTTTCAATGTTTTTTCATCTATTGGAACTGCAATGTAATCAAACGGACATGTTTTTTCTTTACTATTTCTCCATGTTTTCTTATATCAGTCATATTGCATTCTGAAAAATCATGTTCTTTACCCATAAACAAATCGCATTTTAAGCAATACTCTTCTACTATTGCCTTCATTCTCTCTTACCTAAACAAATATTCTAAGTTGTTAAATATATTAACTAAAACATTAACTACAATGCTATTTCCTGCTTGCTTATACAACTGTGAGTTGCTGCAAACTTTAGCGGCTTTTTCAAAATCTTTGTCTGAGAATCCCATCAGTCTCCAACACTCTCTTGGTGTTAATTTTCTTATTTTAAAATTATTTGAAAGCTTTAAGTTTTTACTTTCTAATATTTTTGGTTGTGTATTACCACCCGCCATAGTAGTAAGTGATGGACTTATTCCATTTGTTTCGTAAACTCTTCTAATTTGATCATTCCCTTTAATGTCTAGTGTTCCTATTTGAAGTATTTGCTTAGGCTGTTTATAATCTGTAGAGGTTAAAGTACTATCTTTTAAAACAAATCTATCAACTATTTCATCTTTCAAATAGAATTTTTCATCAACTTTCGTTTCTAATAAATCTTTTAATCTTAATTTAAGTTCTATAGGTTTTGGAAATTCGAATCCTTTGTCAATATCTTTTCGTATTGATATAGTGAAAACACGCTCTCTATTTTGAGGTATTCCAAAATCTTTAGCATTTAAAACTTTATAATAATTGTTATATCCTATATTTGACATAGTTTCTAAATAGCTATCAAAATTATGTTTATGTTTTTGCTTAATAAGTTCTTAACATTTTCCCAAATAATAACTTTAGGTCTGCAATGTTTAACTATTTCTACAGTATTCCACATTAGACTAGAACGTGTCCCACTTCCTTTGTCTCCTCCTTTTCCTGTTCCTGCAATTGAAAAATCTTGGCAAGGACTTCCGTGCGTTATTAAATCAATGTCTTTTGGTAAAATGTCAATATCTATTCTTGAAATATCTCCTAAATTCAATTCATTTCTAACGCCATGTATTTCACAATAACTTTTTATTGCAAATTTATCTATTTCTGAAAATCCTAAAAGTTCATAATCAATCCCTGCTTTTTTTAAAGCACTTTCAAAAGCACCTACTCCACTAAATAAACTTAAGTATTTAATCATTTTTATCACCTCGTATTTAGTACTTATTAGCCTTGTATAGGCAATTCCATACTTATTTGTTCTCCGAGTTTAATTTCGTCTTCTATAGGTTTATAATTAATGCCCATTAAATCAAGTATTTTACCCATGCCTAAACCTCCATTACCTGGGATTAATTTTCCGTGCTCATCTAATTTACCTCCGTTTATAGCAAAATTATATTTTCTTTTATCATTCTCATATAATTTTTGAAATCTATTTTTTCCTTTTTCCATTTGCACACCTAAAGTACACCATACGCAACCTGTTCTTTTTTCTCCTGTTGTTTCAAGTTTTACTTACCTATAATTTTTAATGTCTTCTACAGCTTTATTTTTCTCATATCTTCTTATAATTTCAGCATCATATCCATTATTTCCATGCATTACCTCAACTTCTTTTATTTCACCGTAAACTGGAGGTAAAAATTCAGCCAAATCAAACGCTGTTATATACTGAAGTACATCTGACTCTGTCCAAAATCCTATAGGCATAGACTTGCCTTTACCTGTTTTAAAAGCATTACATCCTGTTTGCAAGTATCCCCCTTTTCTAGTTCCTCCTTCAGATGCCATTGTACCTAATATAGGCCTCCTATCTGTTTCTTTTTCATATATTTGCATTGGTTCTTTTTTAAGATAATAACAACACTTTTCTGAACATCTTACACAGCTATCTATAAAAGGATACCATTTTTTAGGCATTTTAAAACTTTTAGTTTTAGTTCCATCCCTTTTTATACCTTCAAGGTACAATTTTCTGCTGTTATAATTTGCTTCTGATGGATTCTGTAAATCTCTTAGCATTCTACTTATTTTTTTACTTCCTACGGGATAACCAACATTAGTTAGTACCCATATAAGATTATGTTTAGGCTTTACCTCTACATCAGATAATCTTCTAGCGTTCTCTAAAACATCATCATATTCATTTCCTGTATTAGAGTTTACTCGTGGAATGTATTCTCTACAGATTCCTAACTCTTTTTGAACCTCCTCAACTAAATGAGAAACAACCATACTGTCCTTGCCACCACTTACGGGAACATATAAATGATTATATCCAAAATATTCTATTGCTTCTCTTATTCTTTGTTTTGATTTTTGTATTTTAATAACTAATGGCAAAGCTTGTAACATTGCCAACTCTCTATTATTCATTTGAAAATCTCCTTTTTATCTTTTTATAGTTTTATTAATGCAATTACTTGTCTCAAAATTAAAACTCTTAAACAAGCTTATATAAGGCTTAAAATTAATAACTAAATTTACCCTGTACAACATTATCTTCTTTAACTCTATAGGTGTTCTCAACTTGTTGTTCAAATTCGTTTAAAGGTGCCAGAGTATCGCACCCTAATTTTCTAATTTTATTAAGGTCATATACATCAAACCATGTAGACTTCTTTTCATTTTGAGATATATAAACATATTGAGATACCCTTTCTTTGCCATCTTTAGTGGTAACTTTGTACCTACTCTTTTTGGCTTGTTTGTTAAAATCTCTTAATTTTAAAGGTATTAGTTCAGCGCTACCTACTTGCTTACAAAAAGTGTGAATTTGATTAATCATTTCAGATGTCCTTATAAGCAAGTAATCTGTATCTGCATTATTTTTCCTATATCTTCTTACAACATCACTCGCATAAGGAACTCTATTGTCTGCAACCATTTCATCAAATAGCAGCAACATTTGCTCAACGATACTTTTTGTCTCTTCCCCTCCATCAAGAACTTCTTCTTTTAAGTTAGCCTCTATATACTTCTCATAGTCTTGTAGGACTAAGCTTTCTAAACCTATAGAGGTTAATAGCTTGTTATATATCTCAAGGCCTGCAGAGATATTAATAGCAGTATTTAAAACTCTATCATTCACATTAAATTTATCTCTTTTGGATTTTCTTATTTCTTTATATTCCTCTATAGGCAGATTTAAAATTATGTCAATAAGACTTCTGCCTAATTTATTAAGCAACTCTCTGTTGTCCTCTAGCCATTCCATAGCCTCTGTATTCTTCTTAGTTCTTTCTTCTTTTGATATATAACAAATAGCGCTTCTATTAATCAAAGCCCCTTCTGAATTGGGATAAGACTCTTCACCTGCTATCACTATAGGACAAGAATATCTAAAGCTTTTAACTTCGAATGACTTAAATCCTCTGGAAAATGTTTGTCTATCATATAGGTTTCTAAGAACTCCAGACAAGTCTTTTATCTTAGACTGTGAACTAAACATCGAAGGCTTGAATTCATCATAAATCTTAGTGTAATTTCCATTACTTAATGATTTTTCAAAAGCAAACTTAGAGGTGTTACCTATATCACTAATTTCGCTTTCATTCAGATTAAGTATAGGTGCTATAACTTTCTTAAGAATATGACTCTTACCACTACCAGAGCTACCAACTATCATTAGATGATGTAAACTTATTCCTAGTTCTTCACATTGATAGACACATAGGTTGTTAATTATTGTACCTATAATAGTTAATGACTTTTCGGGTGACACGAATTTAAATATATGCTTGTACAACTCTTGCATTTCTTCTTTTGTTATGGAATTATGTTCTAATACCTCTAATTTAACGTTATCGTTTATTCTAAAGTCTGTATTAGTGCCTTTAGATGTAATTGCACCTTGAGGAGTTATAAGGCTTAAATTGTCTCCTATAGGCTTAAACTGTAATCCTTTATAAATCTCTTGATTATCGATTGCCCAGTAATCATTTATCCACTTACCAAGCTTAACTACTTGACTTGTCTTATCTTGAGTGAAATTTAAATCCATAGTTCCTAAGAAATTTCTAAAGGACCTAATATCATTAAAAACTTTAACATCTCCTATACGTTCATATATCTTTCCACTTTTGACATTCTTAAATACAACTTTAATACCTTCTCTATCTTCATCAACCATCTTTAACCTATAGGCATCTTCGATTGTAAAATCGGTATATCTGCACTTTTTAACTGTCTTCTCTCCATCCTCTTCCTTTACGTAAGGCATATATATACCTTCCGAGTCTTGTTGTAACTCATGTAAGCTTTTAAGGTCCAAACTTCTTTTAAAGGCAATTAATAATTCTTCTTTAGTATGTCCCGACTCTAGCCAATCGGTTACATCTTTGTTGTCTCCTAACTGTTTTATTCCTGGCAATCTTACTATTCTCAATTCCTTTACATTAGGTTTTAATGTATTTGCTATTTTATTTTTATATATTTCTCCTGCTTCTCCCGTATCTCCAATTATTAAGATTTTTGCGTTTTCTTTTTCTAAGCAACTCAAATCCTTACAACCTTTTAATGAAGTAGAAACATATCCATGTGATCTAAGCAAACTGTTTAATGTATTACTATCCTTTTCTCCTTCACATACTATTATGTTTTTATCATTTTCAATAGCTTTAATAACATTGTATAGGTTATAAGGCACTTCCTCGTGTCCTCTAGAATTGATAACTTGTCCGTTTTCATCTATTGAATAATAAGGAGTTTCTTTCTTGCCATCTTGCTTTAGGAATTTAGCTTTACAGTATACAGGATTATTATTTCTATCTACAAAAGTAAATATCCCTAGTAGTTTTTGACCTTTTCTAAAACTTTGTAGTTGATAATCTATATAACTCCTAACTTTTTCTTCGTAATTTTCGCTTTCTGTCCTCTCTACTTCCATACCAAGATATTCTCTAGCCTGTACATAATCATAATTCTTATAATCTTGAATAAAATCTAGCGCATCACCTTCTTTGCCTGTAGAGAAGTCTTTAAATTTCCACTTGTTGAGATTAGAATTAAAATAAACACTAAAAGAAGGTGTATCATCAGCAGAATTAAAAGGACTTTTTATTTTTCTGGCCTTATTAAATCTTTCTCCTGTTTCATTCTCTATTAATGTTTTTAAATCTATTTCCTCTATTGTTTTCAAAACTATACACCTCCTAAAGTTGAATTATTCTTTGAAACCATTTTTAAACTCTAATTCTGTCATTTCTATAGGTGAAATGCTATTGTACATTTTCTTATAAGCTATTAACTTTCTACCCATAGAATCTAAAAAACTGATTGTTTTATTTTGTTCTTCTGCACTACTTTCCAGGAAATCTTTAGTAGTTGCATATAAACCTCCTGCGTTGATCCTAGCCAATGTATAGTTGAATTTTATTTTTAATTTTAGAACGTCTATATCATTACTCATTTTTTGTTCTGCTCCTTTTTGAATTCTAACCTATAGGAATATTTACAATTACTTCCTCTCTTAACATCTCCAAACTCGGGTATTGCTTTATCCTCAAAGAATTTATAGAATAAGCAATCTGATCCACATTTAACACACTCTTTACAGTTATAATGCATTACCAACTCTACCAAGTTAAAGAAGTCTTTATTAACCTCGTAGCCTTCCTCTAGCTTAGAACTTATTCTTTTACTATAGGCATCAATTTCACTTTGATCACTAGCAAATATTTTTAATTTGTGCAATGAGTTATTAAAACTCTTAGCAGCAGATAAATTCAATCTTGGTAACATTCCGCCTTCAAACTTCCCATCAACTTCTTTCCCAAGAATACCTTTCGATATATAAGTAATCCCTCTTTTAAGGTTTGTTTTTTCTTCTTTAGTAAATAAATTCCCTTGCATTATACTTTCAAATGCATCTAGTGTCTTAAGAAGAGTTATTATTGTACTCTTCTCATCACTGTTTAGGTAATCCTTAGCCATTTACATACACACCCTATCTTTTAATCTCTTTAATTTAAATTCCTTCTGCTTGTCTACTTCATCGCCTAATACAACTTTTAAGAACATCAAATATCTCCAAGCTTTAATTAGTTTGCTTTTGATATCTGTTTCTTTGTCTCTAATACCTTTTGTAATAGCTTGTACTAGTTCAGTTAATGCAATTATCAACTCACTACTCAAGCAAGCCACATTTACCTCTACGGGCTTTGTAGGTATATTCTCAAACAACTCAATATCATTGATAATACATAACTGATTAAGCATTATCTCAACATCTGCCGCTTCTTCCTCTACATTGTTAGATTTACCACATCTTAAGTTTGTTAAAGCTAAGATTAATTCACTTATTTCCTCTATAGCAACTATGATTTGAATAGCTTCTCCCCAAAGATTAATTGCATTATGATATATTTGTACTTCTTCATTTCTATTCATTATTCTTCATCTCCTTGATACCATATAACTTTGCCTTGACATTCTGCATAAGCTTTTTCTACTTTTGCACCTTGACTATCTTTCCAGTTATTAAGTAAATATATTGCATCTGCCACCTCCAACATAGGAATGCATATTTTCATATAATCTTGCCATCTCATTCCTTCTGGAAGTTCTGCTGGATTTAAAACAACAAAACTTTGTTTATTTAAATATTCTTCAGCTTCCTTGAACTTTTCTTTATAATTTGCTAGTCCTCTAACTTTTCCAGCAATATAAACTTGTCTGACTTCTTTACTAGAAATTGACATCTTCATATCCTCCACTCTTTTCTTTAATTTCTTGCAGTTCAGATTCTTTATCCTCCCTATAGGTAGAAGGATCAAAGCCTTTATGAACTAATATATTTCTCACACCATACTTAAGAGTTGTATATATAAGGTCACCTATATAATCTTTGCTTACAGGTCTTATAACTGTATTGAATTCTCTTTCTAGCCCTCTTAATCTTGCTTTTAGAGTTTCTGGTTCATAAAGAGCCCTATAGGCATTATTTTCTAGGTGCTTATCAAATAAGTGGTCTTCTAATGCTATAAAAAAGCTAATTCCACCTCTATTTATCGAAGTAAGTTCTTGCTTAAATCTGTTATAATCTGATTTTAAAACTTTTTGTAGATATTCTTTTCCTAGTAAATCGATAATTTCTTGATTTACCTCATTGATATTGGTTTTCTTATCCTTTAAATTCATAGCTAGTTCATCTATGCAAAATTTACGTTCAACTACTATATCGTTAGTGAAGTAAATATCTCTTGTTTGCCCTTCAAACGTTCCTACAGGGAGCATACAACTGTAGTCCCCGTAGTCTAGTTTTTGCTTTTTGTAATTTATCTTATGTTCTTTGAAATACTTTATTATGTGGTCATTAGCCTGTTCCCTTGTATCAACAAGCACCACTAAATTTCTTAATATTCTTCCTATTTCACTATCTTTAAATTTGTACTGCATTTAATTACCTCCTATAGGCTTTAGAAAGGCATATCACAATCATCCATAGGTGTTGTATCATCATAGCCGCCATAGTAATTATTGTTATTGCTATAACTATTGCCTGCATTTTCTAACATCTTAGGCTTAGGTGCTTGTACCTTTCCTTCTTTTACATCTTGCACAGTTCTAAATCCACTTAGTTTAATTGTGAATTTGCTTTCTCCATAACTGTTAAGGTACTCTTCTTTCCCGAAGCAGCCACCTATAAGCTTGTTTTTTAAGCAAGCTGCAAAGTTATTTCCCCATTGTACTTTAAATCTTGGATTAGAATTCTCTACGCACTCTATAAAGGTCTTAAATCCTTTGCTGCAATTGCCATTACTGTCTGTACATACTTGATAAGTTCTACCACCTGCAGGCCATTTCTTATCACTTCTTGTATCACTATCATATCTTTCTTTGAAATATTCTGGTTGATTATCTGTTTTATCAGTATCAAAACTAATAACTATCATGTCATTTCCCGCTTGAGATTGCTTTTCTTCGACATTAAGTATTCTTAATATGTGTCCTCCTTCTTCTAATTGTTCAAAAGAACTAAATCCTTGTGTTTCATCAAATCCTTGTGGTTTATTCATTATTAAATCTCTCCTTTTTTAAATTATTTACTTATAATATTTTCAAATTCTTTGTTAATTCTAATCAATTCCTTAAAAGCTTCGTCTAATGTATATACACTATCTTTTAATTTCTTTTTAAACAAATACTCTTTGGCTGCTACCTTTACAATTCCATAAGGGCATTTATATTCAGTTAAATCATTCTCAGCCATAAACTGACCAATTTCCTCTTTAGCACCTGTTATATAGGCTTTGATATTCTTATTTTCCTCTCTCTTTTTCTAAGATCGTTTTAATTAAACTTTCTGCTCTTTCTTTGCTTATCATAATTAATATTCCTCGCTTTCATTTTTAATATTTTTAGTTTCAATTTTGCAACCTATAGGCAAATAAATACCTTTTAAAACTCCTCTAAAGCCTTTAAAACTTTACTAATATCATTTTCTATTACATCACTATCAAACGCCCCTAAAGGACTCTTAGCAGTGCTAAAATTACTTTGTGTTTCAAATACATGTTTACCGTCTACACACTTAGCAAGTAACACAGTATTAAACTTGCTTTCTAAAGTAATCTTATCTAACTTTTTGCCGCTAGTCTTAATTCTAGTCCATTGATATCCATCGTCATTTTTATCTGTTTGAGAATGACATATGAATATAATCTTTAAATCATCTCTGAACTTCAACGCGTCATCAACTATCCCCCACACACAAGCAGCTAAATCCATCCACTTGTCATATCCTTTTTCTTTACTTCTTCTCATTTCATCAGCAACCATTACTCCATTTAGAGTATCAACTACTAAAGTTTTTGTATGACTTGCTTTTTGATTAATATTATTACAGATGCTTCTTACTGCATTCGGATCATCTGTAGCTATATAATTCTTAGATTCAACATTATATTGTTTTTTCCATCCTTTCCAACTAAGTCCTTTCTTATCTGCATCTATTATATAAGTTGTTTTCGGGTCCAGGTTTCTAAGACTTGTAGTCTTGCCTGCTCCACTTTCTCCCATTATTCCTATAATCATTGCCAAAATTAATCATTCCTTTCCTATAGGCTTAAAATGGTTCATAACTCGTTCTAAGCTTTTCTTTGTATTCTTGCAAATTATTCTCGTATTGTTCAACTATATCTTCTAACTCGCTAACTTTTATCTCTAGTTTTTCTTTTTGTTCTAGGAGTTCGTCACATTCGTATTTAAGCCCTTTTATCTCTTCTTGTAGATGGTCTGTGGTAGCTTGTCCTAGTTTACTTAATAAAAGATTAGGCAAGCCAAGAACATCCAGTTTATCTATTGTTAATTGTAAAGCTAGGACTTCTTCTCCTACACCTATAGGCTTGTAAAAACCTATATTGATGCTATCGTTATGATGGCTAACTACAGGGATTATATTATCTCCCGTAAAGTCTATTAAAGTTTCGCATTTCATTCGTTATCCTCCAATATTTTTAAAATGCTTTCAAAATACTTAATGTATTCTTTTTCTTTAGCTATTCTTTCTCTTGTAAAGTGTTCGCAATCTTTGGTTAGTTTTCCACTTTCTAAACATTCTTGTAGGTCTATAAGTTCGTTTTTATGATACTCTAACTTAGAGATGGTCATGTTTTTTAAATTCATATACTTACCTCTTTATAAACATCTCACTTTAGCAGCATCTACAAAGAATGTCCTATTAATTCCTTGTACTTTTATTTTAGCTAAATATTTTTTACCCTCTTTGATAAAACCTTTTATTTCTACTAGATCATCACTAGAAACATAAATTTTTCTTAGTCCATTACTGAACTCCATGCTTTCAAGCAATTTCGCCTTCATTTTTTAATTCTCCCTCCTTTATTTTCTTTAATCTTCTTTGTATTGTACAACAAGTCCTACAATACATTTTTCCTATAGTGTAAGGTGATAAGCCTTTTTTATATAATTCTAATATTTCTTCATCTTCTTCTTTAGTAAAGTTTATCCTGGTAATACCTTGTTTGTAATTTTTATGAACAATGTTTTTTATAGACTCTACAGTTCTACGCTTAATTTTTGCTATCTCTTCATAAGTTTTTCCTTCGTTAAGCATCAGCCTAACTTCTTCTTTTTCTCCTTTAGTCCATCTTCTGTATTGGTTTCTTACTTCTTTTGTTTCTTCTCTTACGCCCTTCATAAAGTCGGGCTCTGCTCCTAATTCTCCTACAGGAATTAAATTCCATAGAATATTAGGTCTTTTATTTTTAACAAATTCCCAAAAATTATTCAGAGAAATAAGTTTATATGTTGTTTTGTTAGTTTTTTTAGTTTTAAACTTAAAACCTTCTTTTTGCCAAGATTTTATTGTTTTAGGTCTTAAATGTATTAAGTGCGAAAATTCTGTTATGGTAAAAAAACCTTGATCACTTGCACGCCTGCCTAGTCCTAACCTAGTAGCTTTACAAACAATAGCTGATTCAGTTCTATTCAACTTTTTAGAAATATATCGATTAGTTTTAATTCCGTAGTTATTTTCAACGAAATCAATCTCTTCTCGAGTCCAACGCCTAGAATTTTTAGCCAAAAAACTCACCTCCTAAAAGCGATACAATATGAAATAATATAAAAACCAATATACAAGTAACAAACCCTTTCCAAAAATACTCTACTTTAGTTTCCATGTATCAGTACCTTTTATCTCTTCAATACAGTTTTTGCAGATGTTTTTGCCTTTATAACTGATAATATTTCTAGCTTCTCCACAGAATGAACAACAAGGTTCATATTTCTTTAATATGATTTGTTCACCATCTACATATATTTCTAGTGCATCTTTTTCTTCTATATCTAATACATTTCTTAATTCCATAGGAATAACTACCCTTCCTACTTTATCTAATCTTCTTACAATTCCTGTTGATTTCATTTTTACTCCTCCACAATTACAAAATTTTCTGTTATAGTACATCTTTTGTTGAAATACTTTTTTGTTATATCAAGCTTTTCTTTAAAATTTCTATAAGGAATAGCTTGAATAACTAATTTTCCAGGCAGCATCTTAATCACTCCTTTTTAATCTAATTTTCCATATCTTTCTAACCTTTCATCTCTTAGTTTTTCTTCATTTTCTTTATATGCCCAACCTTCTATGTGCATATCATCAACTTCTTATTTTTTTATTTACCCTTTACCTATACAGGATTTTATATAGGTTCTTACATTACATCTCCTTAGTCCTATAGGGAGTATGATTTTATCTATAGGCTTGTACAATATTTGATATTTTTACATCTTAACTATATCTTTCACTCCGACCTTTAAAGCTTTAGCAATTTTATTAACTGTTTTAGTTCCTGGAGTGCAACTTGATTTTTTTCCTAAAATTCTTGATATTTGAGTTTCACTCATATTTATTTTTTTTGCTAATTCTCCTTGATTCATGTTATTTTCAGCAAGAAGTATTTTTATTTTAATCTTATCGATTTCCATTTACTTTCCTCCTTTCGACAGTTCTTATTGTACAACCATTAGTTTCAAAAATAAAACTCAATAAACATATATTAACATTAAATTATATTTAATTATCTTCAAATTGCTATATTTTACTATCAATTCCACACTTTTTTAAATAAATTATCATAATTCCACATTTAAAACATATACTAATAAGTTACAACTCGCATGGTTACGCCATTTGTTGCAAATATAAAATTTTTAAATTATAATCTAACCTAGCAAAAACTTTTTAAAGGAGTATAAGAATAATGAATGATTTCTTGAATAGATTAAATACCTATATGGAGCAAAATGGATTAAGAGCACAGGATCTAGTTAATAAATTAGATGTAAATAAATCTTATATAAGTAGATTATTAAACAACATATCACCGCCAAATGTAGAATTCCTGGAGAAACTTTCTGCCTATACAGGAAAAAGTATAAATTGGTGGTTACACGGTACAGAGGATTATAGGTCATTAGAGAGTCTTAATTCTTTAATAGATACTTTTATCGAGAAAGGTTTTATAAAAGTAGGAGAGCCTTTACAGGACGTTTATAAGAAGATGTTAATGAATATGTTAGAGGAAGAAATAAGATTGAAACTAAATAAAGAAAATAAAAAAGGCTAAGGAAATTAATCCTTAGCTTATTTTTTAATCCTTATATATGTTTTCTAACATTTCTAAGAGTAATTTTTGAGGTTTATTTAATTTCTTATTTATTTCTTTTTCCATCTTCATCCGTCTCCTGCTTGTTTATTTTAACTAATTATACTATTTGTTGGTAATACTTTCAATATTATGTAAATAAAATATTAATAAAATTTTATGCATATTTATTCAAAAAACATGCATAAATATAAATGCACCAAAACTAAAACAAAAGTGTGTAATTTTATGAAGAATGAGAGTGAGTCATATCAACGCTTTACAGACTTTACTTCATTTTGGATTTTTCAAAGTGTGGCCTGAAGAATGGCTTATCTAGTGGGTTTATAAGGTATAAATGTATATTTATAATATAATACTACATAAAATTAATATATAATATATATTATAGAGAGATATACACGTACACTATATATTTATATACCCCCCTATTATTATAGATTTTTGTGTAGTATTTTAAAAAAAGTACCTCTAAACCGTTGATATTACTAGGCTAGATGCTGTTTTTGAAAGTGTGGTATTGTATTTTTTAAAAAGTACCTCTAAGCATTGGTATGACTAGCTTTTAGAAGGCTACATAAAATACTTCATAAACTTGTTTAGTTTGGATGCAAAGTCTTTTTTCTCCCTATAGGTAAGAGAATTATTTATTATCCCCTTACATATCTCCTGCCCTGTTGCCGTCCTATGGCGTTCTCGTCCGTTTTGAGAGGTTTTGCAGATTAAGTAATATAATTTATCCTATAGGTAAGTGAATGGGCTTAGAATTGATTATAGGCAATAAAAAAGACTAGGTAATTAAACCTAGTCATTCTTTTTAATAAATTCAATTTTTAGATCATATCCAAGTGCATCTGCTATCTCTATCATTTCACTTACTCTAAAATTATTTCTTTTCATTTTAGCACTTAAATTTGGTTGACTTACATTTAATTGTTCGGCTAGCCAACTTAAATTTTTATCTGCTTTAACTAACATAACCTTTATTTCAGTAGATATATCTATATTCATTTATTATCACCTCATTTATATTATAGCTTAATTTAATTTTTTTTCAATATTTTATAAAGAAAGTATTGAAATTATAATTTTACAGTTATATAATATAGATACAAAGTTAATACAAAGAGGTGATTTTGTGAATAACGCACAACTATTATTACTTAAGTATTTAGAATTAATATACAGTAATAATCAATAAAATGAATAATTATTAAAGGGAGATGTATAAATATGAATAATGAAATTGAAATTTTCAAGAATAAAGAATTAGGAGAAGTAAGAACATTATTTATTGATGGAGAATGTTGGTTTGTAGGAAAAGATGTTGCTAGTTGCTTAGGATATACAAATCCATTAAAAGCAATCAGAGATCATGTTTATTCAGATGATAAAGGGGTGAACGAATTGGACACTCCTGGTGGAAAACAAGATACTATAATAATTAATGAAAGTGGAATGTACGCTTTAATTTTTGGAAGTAAATTAGAGTCAGCTAATAAATTTAGAAGATGGGTAACCAAAGAAGTGTTACCATCAATCCGCAAACACGGAATGTATGTAACTGAAGAATTACTAAAGGATAAAAATAAATTAAATGAACAACTTGATATTTTACAAAATGAATACTATAAGTTAGAAAGTGAAAAATATTCTTTAGATTTTGAAAATAAAGCATTAAAAGATGAAAAAGAAGTGATACAAAAAGAAAATTGCAAGCTAAGAACCGAAAGACATATGCCTAGTGTAGTATGTATAAAGGCAAAGACTGACGAGTCTTATCTTCCGGATTTAGCATTGCAACTTGTTAGATTATATTTAAAAGAACATAATAATATTATAACAAGAAAAACTCAAGAAGGCATATACATAAAAAAGAAACCTATAGAAAAGGAATTAAAGAAAATAACTTTTACAAGCAAAGAAAGAACCTTATTAATTCTATCTATAGGCAATATGATTGAGAACACTAATGAAATTTTTATTAAAAATGAATATCTATCAGATGATTTTTATTTAAAATCTACTGAATTTTTAAATGACTAGGACCAGAAATCCTAGTTTTATTTTTTGCCTATATGGGAATAATATTCTCAATAATAAAACTTTAAGGAGGATATTATGGCAAGTAAATATAAGGTTTATTTAGATATAGGTAAAGATGCTAACGGTAAAAGAGTCCGAAAACAATTCTACGGAAAAACAAAAAAAGAGGCAGAAGAGAAAAGAGATTTGTATTTAAAACAAATAGATCCAGGTAATAAAAAATATTTTGCTGAAACTTTTAAGATATGGCTATTTGAAATAGTAAAGAATAAAGTTAAACCTTCTAGTTTTGATAAATATGAAGGAATTTTTAGAAACTTCTTTGAAGAATGTCCTTTTCACAATCTCCCTATAGGCGATATTAAGCCCGTAGACGTGCAAAAGTATTATAATAGTCTATTTAATAATGGCAAGTCTAGCAACTCTATAAAGAACGCTAACAAGCTTTTAAAGCAATTCTTTAATTATTGCGTAGATAATGATTATATAATCAAAAGTCCTGTAAGTGGTAAAAAAGTTTATATTCCTATAGGTAAAAATAATAGAAAAGAAATTGAGATTTTTATAGATGATGAAATAAAGAAAATGATATTGCAAGATGAAGAAAGCTTTATTAAATACGCTGCTCTTATTTCTTACGCTACGGGCATGAGGCGTGGCGAGATTTTAGGCTTAAAAGAGTCTGATATAGATTATAAAAATAAACAAATACATATAAATAGAACTGTTGTTACTGCCTATATAGTGGACTCTAAAGGTTGCAGACATAAAAAAACTTATATTTCTACCCCAAAGACTTTCAATTCTGTAAGAGCTATTCCTTTGCCTATAGGATTAATAGATGTTATTAGATCTGTTGTAAACTTAAAAAATAATATGCTTTCAACTGGTGTTGATTTAAAAGAAGAATATAAGGATATGATTTTTATATCTAAACAGGGTAATTTAATAGAAGCAAGTAATTTTACAAGGAGTTGGAAGAACTTTTTAAAAAGGTGCAATATAGAATATAAAAAATTTCATACTTTGCGACATACTTACGCTACTAAACAATTTCAAGCTGGTGTTCCTACTCTTACTGTTTCTAAGCTTTTAGGACATAGCAGCATAGATATTACATTAGACGTTTATACACATATTCTAAAAGAAGATAAAAATAAATCCCTAGATATTCTACAAGCGTTATGGAGTCACTAAGGATTTACTTATGGATTTACTTTTATATTTCAAATTTGTACTCAAGTGGTTAAGACGTTGAAAACACAACTCTCAACCCTAATGGTAGCCCATAGGGGAATCGAACCCCTGATTCCATTTAACAACTCAAAAGTGGCTTAACTACGTATTAATTCTAATGTTTTATAGGTAGTTTGAGTCACTTTTGGAGTTACTTTTTATTTGCATCATTTACTAACTGACTTCCTATAGGACTCAATTCTTTATAATATCCTTTAAATCCTCCAAAAATACTTCGTTATATATCTAATACTAAAGTTTTAATTTTAGAACTGTTTTTATACAAATAAAAAAAGGCTAGTACATAGATGTTACTCTACATACTAGCCTTTTGGAGTACATAAACAAAATTATTTCTATTACACTATAACATAAATATTAAGCTAATGCTAAACTTTTTATTGTATTATATCCAGCAATCCCATCAACTTTTAATTTATGTCCCTTCTGCCACTCTATAACTGCATTATAGGTATCTTGTCCATAAATTCCATCAACATCACACCCTAATCTCAATTGAATCCATTTTGTGAGTTGTGGTGTTCTGTATGGTAATCCTGCTAAAGGTAAATTTCTAACCGCTGCTTCTGTTTGTGGCCCCCACTTACCATCTACATCAATACTGTAACCATATTCGCAACATATTGTTTGAAGTTCCCTAACTTTTTGATTTTCTTGTATTGGATTACCACCAGTTAGAAACAATTCTCTTTCTGCTCTTCTACGTCTTTTTAGTCCTTCATCATGAATTGGGCTTCCACTATGGTAATATTCAAGCATCTTATCAGCAACTGTTTGAATGTCTCTGCCAGAAACTAAAGTTTTTAGTCCTCCATCACCTACACCATTATTGTAAGCAAAGCTCGTAAGAGCATCTATTTTGTTTTGATCTAGTTCAAAAATTATTAATCCTTCTGCTTTATACTTCTCTATATAAGGAACATAATTATTGTTTAGATCATTTCTAAGTAATGTATCCGCTTCTTGTTGAGTTATAGTTTGTCCATTTCTTACATCTGATCCATAATGGCCATATCCTATAGTAAGATGTTCTTCACCTGCATTTCTATAGGAAGTTAAATCGCAGCCTTCAAATTCTTTTATGAAATTAATTCCTTTTTCTGAAACTTGCATTTCTATTCTCCTTTCTTAATTTGCTTAACTAATTGATTTCCATAAACACTAACACCAACAACCAAAACACCTTGTATAAAAGCTTGTACATTAAAGCCTAGTAAGAACATAGCTAATAGCACTCCTATAGGCAATAAAATTACAGGGATATATTTATCCTTAACAACCTCTGTTCCCTTTAAAATAGCCCCTATAACATAAATAACAGGTGCTAACACTAAAGCATTATCAACAATAAAATTTAATACATTTTCCATTAAATTCACTCCTTATTTCTTAAATAAAAAAGAAGCACCTATCGAAATAAATGCTCCTATAATCAACCAAATTAATTTATCCATCCATATATTTGGTCTATTCTGTTGTTCTTTCATAAAATCCATGAACTCTTTATTATCCTTCTGCATAGCTTCTACACTATTACAAATTTTTTCTATCCTAATATCTTGTGCATGAATTATATCTTTAAATTCACTTCTCAACTCTTCTTTTATAAGTTTTCTTTCATCCTCATTCATAGATTAATTACCTCTCTTTTTCCCAGTTATTTTATCTAATAACTTTCTTAATTTTTCTAACATACTTTTCGCCTCCTATAAAGAATAATAAATAAGTAAAAAAGCTAATATAAGAAATACAATTACTATTTCCTTTATAGCATTCTGCTTAGTTATTTCTTTTATTGTTTTTACTGTAATTTCATTTTTATCCTGTTCTCTTGCAAGACTTTCAACTATACTATCTATTAATTTTTCTTTGTCTTTATCTTGCTTTTTTATAATATTGCTAAGTCTATTAAGCTCTTCTAATATCTTTTTTTCTTCCACCTTCTTCACCTCAACTATTTATTATACTATATTTTATAAATAGTCATCCAAGAATTATCATATCTAAAATCAAATGTTCGACTATATGGATCGTTGTTACTTATGTTAACTGCTATCAGATCATTAGCTTTTAATTTGCCTATAAAAGAACATGTGACACAACATGCCCTCTTATTTTCCAATGTTATACAATAATTATGTTTTTGAACAGATGAGCCATTCACTAATATATCTACATCACCTGTACAACTTTGAGTGCCAGACTCGCCAGGATAGTATATCTCTAAAGATACTTTTATGCCGTAAATCCCATCTACAGGCACTTTAGTGTAATCACTTGTATCAGTTACATAATTCTGCTCATAAACTAAAGTATTAAAAATTATATTATATACTAGATTTTCAAATCCAAAGTCAGTTGATGGCTTTATTTTAACAAATCTAGTTTTATAAGTACTATCTACATACGTTTTTGCTTGCTGAACTAAATCTTGAGGATGTGGTCCCCAATTCATGTCCTTTTTGTTAGGTACAAGCATAAAATCTCCAACATAACCGTGCCATATTGTATTAGCAGTAATAGCTCTTACATTTACACTATCTTCATCAGTAGCATCATCCATCGTAAAGGTCATGTAAATATAATTCCATTTATTTATTGTTAATCTCTCAGGTTTTACATAAAGACTATGATATTTCGCATTCCCGGAAGTGTCTTTATAAGCCAAACCTATGACTAGATCTTCGTTATCAGTTCCTACAGGTTTAATAAATAAACCTAAAGTATAAGTAACACCACTTTTTAAAGGTACTTTTTGCGTAGCTCCAAAGTATCCAGTAGTTGTAGAGTTGTTTATATAAAAGCTTCTGTTTCCGTTAGGAGTTAACTCTTCGCTTATGCTAACGCCAGTATTTAATGACCAAAAACTAAGATAATCTCCATTCTTAACAAGGCCTGTAGACCTTAACAAATTGTTTGTACTGTTTATCTCTTCTGCTTCTAGCCTAGCCCCTAAAGTATTATAAGAAATTCCTTTACTATCCGTCCTTGCATCAACAACTTCTGCTACCGAAGGATTGCTTAAAGACATATTTTTAATTTGATTATTATATTTAGTTTCTAAATCATTTTGCTTAGATGTGTTAGACACAACTTCACTATTCATACTATTTATACTGTTATATATTGCATCTCTTACATCTTTTCCATAGATTGCAGATTTTATTTTATTTAACCATTCCGTTACGTTTGCCATCTTATTTACCTCCTATAGGTTCATTCCTGTTATATGCACCCCTATCATGCTTGTAGCAGATGCAGTTATATTACTACAAACAATAGGATTATCTATTATTAAAGTACTGCTAGCAGATACTGTAAACATGAATTGAATATTATCTATCATTAAACTTAAATTTTGGTCTGTTTCTAGCCCGTTTCCCATCAGTATTGTTTTAACTAATTTTGGAGTAGAACTATTCAAAAGTGTAACAGTTGTATTGTCTACATTCGCTGCAGCTATTCTATTTATATCACTCATATAAAATCTACACTCCCAACATAATGTATTGTTTTTGCTTATTTAATTGCTCACTATTGCCTTGTTGATACTTATTTACGTTAATGTTTAAATTAGTTATTTTAGTGTTTGCAACATCAATTTCCTGCTGCAACTTATTCTGATTATTTAACCTATTGTTAATTATCCCTTCCTGGATATATCCAATTGTAATTTTATTTGATGCAGGATCATCTAAATAAATACTCATTTTTGATATCTGCATTCTTAAACTTAAATTATGAGGCTTAGAGTAAATTAAAGGATAATCTCCTAAATTGAAGCTTTCTATACTAACATCAATTAAATTTAAATCGATAGCTTTAAGGTCTATCGATAGGGCTAGATTAACACACTCCTTTAAATAAGCCTTAGCCTTTGTTAAAAGGTTACTAGGTTCCGTTACATCTTCCCATATCTTAGTCCCTACTACAGTCCCATATATCCCTATAGCGGTGTTATCTTTTATATAATCAATCCCATTATTAACACTCTTTATAGTTACATAAGTACCATCCTCATTTTTCTTACCTAAAGGGATAAGAGCCGTTTTTATTTCCTCAGCTTTACTATACTGATTTAGGTCAAGTAAGTTATCACCAAATCTGATGACTTGTGAACTTTCTTTACCACTTTCAATTGTATAGTTTAGATACTTCATATCGTTCTTATAGGTAACAGTAAAATACCCACCTAACTTATCTATCAACTTTTCTTTTAATAAAGTCCATGTAGGTAAATACCCCTCATGTTTAGACTCTATTATATTTCCATTTAAAGGCACATTAACCTCACCTATAGAGAAGTGTTTCCAACTATCAACTTGACTATTATGTTGATTTACAAGATATGTTAGAAAGTCTTTTACATTATTAAATTGAATATCAAAAGGACGTATTATGCTATCGTTAAAATAGTCCAATACACCCAAAACACTAACTTTTTCATTAAGATAAAAATCTTTTTCAGTATTAAATACTCTACCCTCAAAGATGATATTTCCATCTTGAAATACTTTAACATTACCTTTTAATTTCTGTATATCAACTGTATTATTAAAAGGCTTGGTAAAAGTTAATGTACCCGATTTATTTAATTCTTTTGTTATTATAGGATTTAGTACTTTTCTGTTTTCTAATCTCAAGTCGTGTAATATTTCATCATTACAAACTATCTGATACATTATAAACTACCTCCCCTATAATCTATACTTATAGTTCCATTACCAGTAAAGATTAATTTATTTTCACCTTGTACTAATTTTACTTCTAATAGTTCGCTAGTACCTTTAGGGACTGTATAATTTTTACTATTAAAAGTAACAGTCATAGCAGCACTACTTGTAACTTTTAAATATTGTACTTTTCTTGAACCTTGAATAATAACCTCTAAAGTACCATTAACAACTAAATCTTTATATTCTCTGATTACTCCAGTTTCAAAGTTAAAAGGATCCCACAGCCAATCCTTATAACTATTATTAATATCATACTTGTAAGGCTCTGCATCTATTTCAAGAGTAACTTCACCATATCTATACTCCTCTTTACCACTAGTTAGGTTTATTCTTCCTATCCAGTAATAACTTAAATCAGTATCTAAAATTATCCTAGCTTTTTGGCCATGACAAAAATTTAAATATTCTGAGTAAAATTCTTGCCACAGCATGTAATCACCCTCAACATCAAAACTTAACTTTATTTTTCTGTTCTGGTATTTTATATCACCTAATAAACTTTCTGTTAAGTCTAGCACTCCATCTGATCCAGGAATTTCTATTGTATAAGTTTTTGCTTTTGGAGAGGATATTTCTACATTAGTCCACCCTAATCTCCAGTCATTATAAGTATGTTTAGATACTCCATTAACTTCAATTGTTACACCTAACATTATACCCCTCCCCTTTCTGCTAATCCTTGAATTTTTCCTAGTTCTGTATTCGTATAAGGTGCAGTAGTTTCTGCTATAGTTCTACCGTCTAGCTTGACTATATTATGAATAACAACTCCCTCTCTATTACCTCCTATAGACTCTATATCACTTCCTATAGGTTTGTTGTTACTTGCTATAGTGTAATTAGTACTTGCAACTACTTGAGAGGTTGTACGAGCCGTTTGAAGGTCTACATTAGCCCTTAAATCCCTATATAGGTCATTAATATTCGCATTAAGTTGATCATTAAGATTAGGCATTTCCATTTCTACACCCACGCCTATACCTTGAGGAATAAACTTTCCTACCATATCTCTCATAACTCGAGATGGCGAATGTATTCCTAAAGCTGATTTAAAGCCATCTACAACACTACTTGCAAACCCACTTATTTTATCCACTAACCAGTCTTTAGCCCCTACAATACCATTCCATAATCCTTGTACTATATTCTTACCTATTGAAACGAGTTTACCAGGTATTGATGAGATAGTACTTACTACAGAACTAACGAGTTGAGAAGCTGCGTTATAACCTGCACTTGCAAGATGCGAGCCCCAGCTTATAACGCTATTTATAGCATTAACTAACCAATTCCATATTCTAGAGGGTAATTGGCTAAACCAATTAACTATATCTTCTATAGTGTTACTAACCCAGTTAATAGCATTGTTATAAGTTTGTGAACCCCAGTTGATAATGTTATTTATGCAATCAGATAACCAATTCCAAATACGTCCAGGAAGCTGTGAAAACCAATTTACTATAGTTTCTATCCATTTAGGTACATTCTCAACTAGATAGTTATAAGTATCAATACCCCAATTAACTATACTTCCTATAGCAAAACCTAGAGCATATGCAATTTTATTAGGTAAATCTAAAAACCAATCAATAGTATTTTGAATAGCATTAGGAATAGTTTCAGTAAAGAATTTAACTATCCCATCTACTGCCCAACTAACGCCATCAATTATACTTTGACCTACGTTACTAAAGAAATCGACCACACTATCAAAAGCACTGGGTAAAGTTTCTGTGAAGAAATTAACTATAGCATCAACTACTGATCCTATAAAATCCTTAATTCCTTCCCAACAACCTATTACAAAATCTCTAAAACCTTCATTCGTATTCCATAGATAGATAATAGCACCAACAAGAGCGACTATACCTGCTACTACCAAAACAACTGGACTAGCTATAGCTGATAAGACACCACTTAGACTACCTAAACCTTGAATTGCAGAAATAGCGTTAGTTACCCCATTTCCTATTTTTATTGCTGCTAAAGCACTACCTACAATAGTTAAGGCGAGTCCAATTTCTTCAGCATGGTCACATATCCATGAGAAGCCATCAATAAATGCAGGCAGAAAGGTTTCTATTGCATCAGCAAAAGACTTGCCCATTTCTCCTACTGAATCAATTATTTTTTTAATCTTCCCTTGCATCTCTTCACCATCAAAAGCATCTTTCAAGCCATTGGCCATATCGCTAAAAGCTGGTAGTAATGATTCTCCTATAGGCAGTAATAATTCAGTTTGTATCATTCTCCAAATGCCACTAATAGCACTACCTAAATCATCATATTTAATCTTATTTAGTTCCTCTATTGAGTCAGCAGTCTTATCAAAATAATCATTAGCTGTAGACAATGAAGTAACTACTTGTGGTCCTAAGTCCTCCCACATAGTACCTAGTAAATCAGTACCTGCTAAATTTTGCTTTATAGGATCATCACACTTAGCTAGTCCTTCTATTACTTGATTAAATGCTTCTTTTGCACTTTCTCCACCTGCACCAAATTTTTTAGCCATTTCATCTGCATTAAATCCTAGTGTTTCAAAACCTTCTTTTGTTGTATTAGAACCATCAATGACTCTTATAGATAACTCTTTTACTGCATCGCCTATCTTATCTAAATTCCACGCACCTGCTTGAGTACCACTGTCAAGTATGGAAAACATATCCTCTACATCAAAACCTAATTTTTTGAATTGTGATGAATATTCATTGATAGTATCAATAAACTCATCTGAATAATTAAGTCCATCTTGATATCCTTGTGTAAGCATATTAAAAGCTTCTTTAGAACTTATACCGAAGTTGTCCATGAGTGCCTTTGCCGCTCTTGTTGACTCGTTTACTTCTACATCAAAAGTATCTTTGAATCCTAGTGCATATTCAGTAGTTTTTTGAAGTTCGTCTCCAGTAAGCCACAAGTTAGTTCTGACTTGACTTAATGAGTTTGATACATCTTCGAAAGACTCTCCAAAATTATTGCCATATACATTTTTTATAATCTCCGAGAATTCTCCCATATCTTCTTTTGTAGTTCCTGTTGCTATTTGGAATTGGTTACAAGCTTTTTGATAATCATCAGCTACTTTAAGGCTTGCTAGAGATATTGTACCTATAGAGGCAACTAAAGCTTTAACACCCGTTTTAACTAATTCTGTAGCTTTATCTACTGCTTTTTTAGTGTTATTAGTAGTATTATTGCTAGTATTCTCTACAACATTATCCACTTCATCAGCTGTATCTTGAACAGTTTCTTGAACTTCATCTGCACTATCTTGAACTTGTTTTTTTAACTTGTTCATATCTATTTTAACGCCATCATTATTAAGCCTTGTATCAATTATAATTTGCCCATCTGACATGATTTACCTCCTTTCTTGAAAAAAGTATAAAAAAATAAGCACCTTTTAATAAGTGCCTATAGATAAATTGATATATTAAATTTTCCAACTTTTTAATTCTTGGATATTTTCTATTTCTATTTCTTCCTTAGGTAGTGCATATAACTTTTTCATCTTTTTATAAAAAGCTTTTTCTTTACTATCTTTTATATCTTTTAAATCTATAGCTCTATATTTTTGAATCTTACTAAACAATAAATTATCATCTAAAGCCCTAAAAAGTGATTGAAACTTCCACCAATGCAAGTCTACATCTTGTAAATCTATATGATACTGAGTCATAAAAGCACTGTAGATATAATTTGCATCATGTTCATAATCAAAAATTTTCTCAGCTTTATTTCCGCCTATAGGCTTAGAAACATTACTTTTAATCTCTTCTCCACAATTATAGAACCATTTTATCTTTTCAAAAGCTTTTTGAAGATTATTAGGAATATTATCTACGAATACTAATTGCAATATAGTTAATATCTTTTCTTCCTCTGTTAAGCTATCATCTTGTAATACTAATGTATAATTAATCCAATACCTAAAATCAGTATTGATATTATATTCAACTCCATCTATTTCTAAGCCTATAGGCAATAAATCGACTAATATATTCATACTATTTTCTCTTAACTATATTAGTGTATTTATTTACTTTTTTAGCCTTAAATTTTTCAAACTCTTCACATAAATAATTCACAAGATCTATTACATCATATACATCTATGTTATTTTCATTTTCTTTGAATATTACGTTAAATTCACCTTCACCTAAAATCAATTCCACTATTTCTTTAACAACAGAAATAACTTCTCCTGCTCCTATATCATCTTTTAAAGCTACTAATTCAACTTGCTTCTCTCTGAATTTTTTAACTAAATTTTCTGTAACACTTACCTTATACTCCTTGTCATTAATTTCTAGTATTAATCTATTTTGTCCTGTTTGAAATCCCATGAATATTCCTCCTTAAAATAAAAGAGAGGTTTTATAACCTCTCTTATGGTACAACTACTTTAGGTGTAAACCCTTCTGAAAAAGTTTTAGTATCCTTAGTGAAAGTACCTATTACTGGATCACCTTTAGCCATTAACGAACCAGTTACTGCTAGTTCTCCATCATTGTTACTGAATTCATCTACTTTTACAGCAACTAGAAACTTTCTAGCGTAGTACCCACCTGTTGTATCTGATTCTCTATCTATATCAACTATAATGTATTCTCTTTCTGCATCAGCACCAGTCTTTTGCTCTTTACCTATAGAAACAAAATCTTCTATTACCTTATCATTTTCTATTTGATCAGCCTCAAAATCTGTACTCCATTCATACGAAGTTATGCTTTGAGTAGCACTAGCTTGATTAATATATTGTTTACTTGTTGTCTTAGGAGATGGCTTTTCGGTTAAATTAGTAAAACCAGTTCCCATCATCTCGAAATCACTTCCTACTTTACAAAAACTAATTTCTGTAATTCTTTTTCTTATTCCCATTAGTTTTCACTTCCTTTACTATTATCTTCTTCCTCTTGAGACTTATTAGGATAAGTAAATCCTGTAATAAGTTTATATTCCCCTTCTGTTATCCATCCCTTTTCAACCATGTTAGCTACTCTTGTTATGCTCCATAATCCTTCATCATAATATTTCTTAATAAGTTCGTATTTTTTACTCATTTAAGTCCACCCCTTGCATTAAAGCTAAATAATCTATATTAGCTTTTATCTTCTTATTTTCTTCCTCTAGTGCTTTAAGTTTAACATCTGATGTATTATCTTTTGCAAATACATAAATATAACTTTTACTATTCTTTAAGTAGGTAGTTATATTTTGTACAAATATATAGTCTCCCATGTCAATTACTTCATCAGCCATAATTAAGCTTGCTCTATTATTTACATCTTTATTAAATTGAGATGCAATTATAGATTGAACTATTGCATCTGTTTCTTTAAAACTTAGTTCAACTGCATCAGTTTCTTGTCCATTCAACATAAAAGTTGTTTTCTTAAAGTCTGTAACTGTAAGTTTAGTGTTTTCATTAATAACTAACAATTCTATTACCTCTCTTTCAAATATTTAAATCTTAAATTTATTTGATACAATGCAGTATCTTCTGTAACTGTAGCAACATAACTACTGCTTATTATTTCAATGCCTATAGGTATAATATTCTTAATGCCTATAGGTAAAATAGACTCGTGATTTTTATTCTCTATTTCTTCTGTGAAATCTTCGTAAAAACCACTATTTTCAATCTGTTGTATTATTTCAGCTCCATAAGGCTCTCTGCTGCAAAAAGTAAATTCAAATTGCCTTAAAGTGCTTCCATCAACATATTTCTTTAAAATTGGAGTACATGGAATTTCTTCTATGGAAAAACTATCTGTTTCTCCATCTAAAAAATTAATATTAATAGCATTATTGAAGGTTTTCATACAATCTAAATTTCCTATATAATTTCTTATACTTTCAATTATTTTCATCCACTTCTACCTCCTACAAATTGTGCTATTGTTTTAACTATTTCAGTACCTTTATCATTCCATGCTCTCCTGTCCCATAATTTACCCCTTAAACCGTTTCTATTCTTAATACCAGTACCTTTATTTGTATAGTATTGTTTACGTGCATAAGGAGCTTTATAAATAATTTTATCTACCTTTAACTCAACGCTCATATCCTTTAATCTACCAGTATCAAAAGGCACATAATTATTAAAGGCCTTAGCACATTGTTTAGTAAATTCAACTTGTGCAAGACCATTTTTATTTAAATATCTTTTTAAAAGAATCTTATCTGTAGGATCTATATTAATTTTTACTTTTGTCATATATTCACCTACTTACATTCAATAGAATAAGAACCAAATATATCGTTGTATTGTACTCCCACAACTGTAACTGGTTCATATTCTTTTAATTCACTTAATCTATTTATTTCTAGACTTATATTACCTTTGACTATCTTATCACCTATAGTGACCTTATTATCGCCCATATCAGCTACTATCATAGTTGTATAAGCAATATTAATACCTTTATCACTAACAGTAGCGGTCCTTTTACTATTCCAATTAACATTATCAATATTAATTCTTGAATAAGTTTGGTCTTTATTAAGGTGATAAATTGTCATATTTGCATTTTGGAATAAAACCATATCATCACCTACCAGACTCTAAACCCTGTTTTTTTAGGAAGCAATGCAAGTACTTCTGTCGTAAGATAAGCATTAAATCCAGCACCTTCATTGTAAGTTACACTAATACCATTTTGACTTACTGATTTTATTCCTATAGGTTTAGTGACACTTGCTTTTATATTTTCAACTAGTACTTTTAAAGCTAGTCCAAAATTATCCTTAATATACTCTTTTGAGTATTTACCATCATAATAATTAAAGATGGCTAACACTGCCATCTCATTAAGTTCATCATCGGTATATGTAGCCATCTATAGATCACCTCATTATCCTCTGGTAATAACTCTTGCTATCGGAATAGCTTTGTGTGGGAATACCTTATTAGCTGAATCTGTACTTGGGGCTAATTCCCAGTTTGAACCAGTTTCAAGTTGTGCATCTGTTGGTGAAACTATTGTACTATTTTTAAATGAAATTCCATAAGGTGAAAATATCTTTCTTTGTCTTGAAATTAAGTAATCTTCTCCACCATTAGTGCGTTTTTCTCTATCAGTTTCGTATGGTACTTTAACGCCACAATTTGTGTATTCAATAGCACCATTTCCTAATATATAAGTAGTGTACTTAGTGTAACCATCTCCAGCTGATGGACTTGATTCTGGAACTTCTTCTGTTGGCATATTATCGTCAATAAGAATTGTTCTACCATTAAGAGTAGCAATACCTAAGTTTCTTTGTATTCCATTAGCATCAGTATATTTCATGTATTCAAGCAATTGTAAGTTTTCTAAGTTAGTAGCAACCGCTGAGTGCATAATTGCTAAAGTAAACTTAGCTTTGTTATCTCCTAAAGCTTTTTGCATTGTATTATTAAGAGTTGTAGCTCCAAATACACCAGTACCATCTGTATTACTTGATATATCATTAGTGTGGTTATTTACGAACTCTAAGTTCTTAGAACCAGTCATGGCAAAAATACCTTTAAGAGTAGATAGTAAAGTATCTTGATCTACTTCGTCCCAATATTCAGCAACTTGTCCTGCGACTTGTTTTAAGAAATCAGTACCAGCAGTAATATCATATGAAAAGTCTTTTTCAACCCATGCATCAGCTCTACCTACAACGACTCTACCTTGAGAGTAAGTTAATGAACTATTAGCAGTAATATCTGTAGAACCATTGTAATTTTGAGTTCCTTTTCCTATTCTTCCAAACAAAGGAATAGTAATATAATTACTTCCTGTTTGTTCAGAACATGCAGTAGCTATATCTTGTCTTGGCTTTAAAGCTCCGCTCTTAATTAATTCGTTTCTGTTTAAGTTTTGTATAGTATCAACATATTTCATAAATACGTTACTGTTGAAGTTTTTTCCATCAAATATTCCCATTTTTCATTCCTCATTTCTTTATTTAAATTTTTATTTTACTTTTGACATTACAGAATTAATATCTGCATCCGGGTGTGTGTTCATATAAGCCATAGCTTGGTCTAAAGTCCAACTTTCACCTTGTTGACCTCCTGCAGGTGGTTTGTAAGCACTATCTCCCAGTTTTTCTTTTACTTTAGAATTTGCTAGTGCAGTAATTATGTTTTCAAAGTATTCAATATCTGAATCCTCTTTTACATACTTAGCTAAACCTTCATCTAAGCCTTTATCTTTTAACTTAATTGTATTAGTTTTTATTAATTCATTTTGTAATTTTTCAGCTTCCATTTTAGCTATTTTGTCTTTTAGCTCTTTTAATTCTATCTGTTCCGGAGTGAGTTTCTTTCCATTTTTACCTTCTTCTACTCCTTCAAGTCTAGCTTTTTCAATCTCTTCTTTACCTTTACCATTCTTGTAAGTTTCAACCGCTTTGCTCCTTACAGAATCATCATGTGAAGTCATATAGGCTTTTCCTATTTCTCCTCCTAATATTCCTACAATATCATCAGCAGTAAGCTTAGATAAGTCCTTTAACCCTTTAAATTCATCAGAACCTAAAAGAGTTTCGTTAATGTCCCCATCATCTGCTATATCCTTTAATAATTCAATTGCATCTTTTTTTAACATATTTATTCCTCCAATCCCTACAAGTCCTATGTCCCTGTAAGTATAAAATTTTGCATAAAAAATAAGCAGTTTAATGACTTGCTTAGGTCATATTATTTTCCTATAGGTATAATAAAAAGCCTTAGTTTCCTAAGACCTTAAAAACTGCACTATTAAAGCAAGTGTAAAATAAAATACACTATATACTACATACAACTTTAAAAATAATTGTATAAGTAAACCTATAAATTTTATAAACTCTTTTATATTATCCA